ATATTTAGTATTTGAACAAAATACAATTCAAACAAGAGATAGATTTTTAAATATAGTAAATCCATATTTAGAATCAGTACAGCAGAGACAAGGATTATTTGCTTTTAGAGTACAAATGGATGAGTCAAACAATACACCAGATGTAATTGATAGAAATCAATTAGTAGGTGGTATTTATTTACAACCAGCTAAAACAGCTGAATTTATAGTACTTGACTTTAACATTCTTCCAACAGGAGCTACATTCCCTTCATAAAAAGTTAAAAAGTAATATATTTATAATAGAATAAAATAAAACAATAAAAATGGCAATAATAGATACAAATTTAATGATGTTTACAGCATTTGAACCTAAGTTACAAAATAGGTTTCTAATGGACATCGATGGAATTCCAGGATACCTTATTAAGAAAATTTCAAGACCAAGTATTTCTTTTGGAGAAGTAGTTCTTGATCACATTAACGTAAAAAGAAAAATTAAAGGAAAAGCTAACTGGGAAAACATTACATGTGATCTTTATGATCCAGTAACACCATCAGGTGCCCAAGCAGTAATGGAGTGGGTTCGTTTGTCACATGAGTCAGTTACAGGTAGAGATGGTTATTCTGATTTTTATAAAAAAGACGTTAGAATTAAAACATTAGGACCAGTAGGTGATATTGTTGAAGAATGGATTTTAAAGGGTGCTTATTGTCAATCAGCTAACTTTGGAGACGGAGATTGGACTTCAGACGCACCTATGAATATTAGTATTACAATAGTAATGGATTACGCTATTTTAAATTATTAGTATTTAAAAATAATAAAAAAGAAAGCGCCTATTTTGGCGCTTTTTTATTTTCTCTATATATGTATATCTGAATTAGTTTTAATAAATAAATAACGTTATGGAACAAACAAAAAATCAATTTCCTTCAGAGGAAGTTACTCTACCCTCAAAAGGTTTGTTATACCCCAAAGATTCATCTTTAAGAAAAGGAGTCATAGAAATGAAATATATGACTGCTAGAGAAGAAGATATCTTAACAAACACAAATCTTATAGAAAACGGCACAGTAATTGATAAATTACTACAATCACTTATATTAACAGACATTAATTATAATGATTTATTAATAGGGGATAAAAATGCTATTTTAATAGCTGCTCGTGTTTTAGGATATGGTAGTGATTATAAATTTATGTATAATGGAGAAGAAATTAATGTTGATTTATCTAGTATAAAAGATAAAAATCTAGATGAAACTTTAATCACAGATGGTAAAAATGAATTTATTTTTACATTACCTACAACTAAAACTCTAATTACATTTAAGTTTTTAACTCAAGGTGATGAATCTAAAATTACAGCTGAATTAAAAGGTCTTAAAAAAATCAACAAAAATTCATCAGCAGAATTATCAACAAGAATGAAGTATATAATTACTTCAGTAGACAATAACACTGACCAAAAAACAATTAGAGATTTTGTTGATAAACAATTTTTAGCAAGAGATGCAAGAGAATTAAGAAAATATATTAAAAAAATCCAACCCGATGTTGATTTAACACATAATTATGAAGATCGGAAAGGGAATATGAAAGAAATTTCAATTCCTGTTGGTATTAACTTTTTTTGGCCTGACGCCTCAATATAGGAATATCCTATTTACCCAAATACATGATCTGGTGTACCATGGCGGTGGTGGATTTATACATTCAGAGATATACAACATGCCCGTTTGGATGAGAAAATTTCACATTAGTAAAATTAATAAGTGGAATAAAGAACAACAAGAAAAGATAGATAAAGCTAAAGGGGGACAAAATGCACCTTCAAATAAAATACAGGGTCCTAATATAAAACCCTCATCTACTTATAATTTTTAAGAAGGATATCATTAGATATCCTTTCTTTTTTTATATTTATACGTGACAATAATATAATACAATGGCAGACGATAAGAAAAAAATACCAGGACAGATATTCGACCAAGATGTAGCTGATATAAAATTATATACTGAGTATCTAAAGGAAGCAGGAGATAATATGAAAGAATTAGAAAATCTTTCATCTAGACTTGCGTCTAATGCATCAGATGAATTATATTATCAAGAACAATCCTTAAATTTAGGCACTGATTTAGCAGGTCAATTAAGAGATAGAAATACATTAGAAAGAGCTCAAGCACTAAATAAAAAAAATCAATTTGACATAGCTCAGGCACTATTACTAGCTAATGAAAATGAAAAAGTTGCTTTACAAGAAACCCTTAAAGTCCAACAAGACATTGAAGACCAACTTACAGAACAGATAGAAAAAAGAGATATAATAGATGAACAAATAGAAAAATCTACACAAGGAATGCTTGGGTTGTTAGGAAAAATTCCGGGGTTGGGAGGAGCATCTAAAAAAAGTTTAGAAGTAGTAAAAGAACAATTAGAAGGAGGAGCTGACATGACAGAAGCTATGACAGCAGGAATGGAAAAATTCAAACAAGAAGGAATAAAGGCAGGTGCAGCTATGTTTGCTGCTTTTGCCTTAGATGCTCTTAATGAATATTCAAATGTTCAAAGAGATGTAGGAAGAAATTTAGGTATTAGTGCGGGTGAAGCAAGGACTTTTCATAATGAATTAAAATTAGCAGCTATTCAATCTAACGATATATTAGCTACTTCAGTAGATTTAATGAAAACAAATTCAACATTAAATCGAATTAGAGGAACTGCAGTTCAATTTTCTAAAGAAGAACTTGAAGACGCTAACAGATTATTAAAGACAAATGTGTTAACTGCGGGAGCTCTTGGAGAAATATCTAAATTAGCTAACATAACAGGAACAAGTATAAGAGAAACATATCTAAATCAAATAGACGGAGTATTAGCTGCAGAACAAGAACATGGGGTTAGATTAGACATGAAATCAGTATTAGAAGAATCTGCTAATACAACTGGTCAAATAAGAGCCCAAATGGGAGGTAATTCAAAAGCAATAGCAGAAGCAGTATCACACGCTAAAGCTTTAGGTATGGAACTTAATCAAGTAGCAGCTGCAGGTAAGCAAATGTTAGATTTTCAAACATCTATAGAAAATGAATTACAAGCAGAATTATTTTTAGGTAAAGAACTTAACTTAGAAAAAGCAAGATTAGCATCTTTAACAGGAGATTATCAAACACTATCAGAAGAAATTGATAAAAATGTAGGTAATTTTTATGAATTTAGTAAATTAAATGTTTTACAACAAGACGCTCTAGCCAAAGCAATGGGCACAACATCAGATGCTTTATCTGACCAATTACTTAAAAAAGCAGATTTAAATACTTTAGCACAACAAGCAAGAGATGAAGGTAGAGAAGATATTGCAGCTAACATGGAACAATTATCCGTTCAAGATACAATGAATGCATCTATGGAAAAATTTAGAGCAGCAATGGCAGATATATTATCTTTAATAATGCCTCTAGTAACAGGATTTGCTTCATTAGTAGGTTATATATCTGAAAGTTCTTTAGCTATGGGAGCTTTAGCAACTGTAGCTACACTAGCGGGAGTAGCAGCAACTATAAAAGCAGTAGTAAGTATATATGGTGCATTTGCATCAATACCTTTCGGTTTAGGTATACCTTTAGCAATAGCTTCAGTTGCAGGAATGTTTGCTATGATAGAAAAAGGAAAATCAAGAGCTAAATCAATTAAGGATGGTGTTATTGATCCAGAGGGTGGGTTAGTAGTAAGTGGTGAAAAAGGAACAATTCAAATTGATAAAGGAGATTCTCTAGTAGCAGGTACTGATCTATATGGAGAGAATAATAATTCAATAGTACCTATGAATAATAAAAAACAAGATAACGAAGCAACAGAAAGAACAAAAAGATTCCAAGCAGAATCAATAGCCTTATTAAAACAATTAAATGTTGCAACAGCAGCTTCATCAACAACATCAATGATAGCTTCAATAGCATATAGTGGTTTTGATGCAATAAAAGCAGACACACATTATGGAACAAAATTTAGATAATTAAATAAACAAAAATAAAACAAAAATTATGGGATTAACAGACAAAAAATCAACGTTTGACAGAAACAGACAAGGAGATATTAAAGAAGGACCAACAGTAGGAAAAAGTTTACCATCAGATGGTGATTATTTTAATCCTCAGGGTAATACAAATTCCCCTTTTGATAATGGAGATCATTTAAAAGCATTATTAGAAAATACTATAGTAAATAGTAAAAATAGTGCAATGACATATGACCCCTCATTAATGATAGGTAATACACCAGAACCTCTAGATGCAATTGATAGTTTTCCTGATTTTGATGGTGGAACACCACCCCCATTCCAAAGACCAAAAGCTACAGCAGACCAAATACACCAAAGTTCATTGTCATTAGTACCTCAACTTCCAGAAAATTCCCCTTTTCAAGATCGTCTAGATGCTAATGCGACATCATCTCCTGCAGGATATAAAAATTCAGGGGGTCCTATTGATGGTTTTTATTAAAATAATTAATAAATTATAATAAAATGGCATTAATTGATTATATCAATGGAAACAGTATAACTTTATCAGGAGATCCTGATAATGTTTTAACTTTTTCTCCTAACCTTTATGGGGACAATGGTTCTAAAGGGTTAAGATATAATCCTACAGGTCAAGGGGCTCCAGGAAAAAATGGACCTATATTAGGTGATAGAGTTACTTTTAGTGCAGATTCACAAGCTAATCCTACTTTTGAATATGGAGGTGAAGGTTATACTAGGGGTAATGTAATAGATAATGCTGTAAGAGGGGGAACTAAATATGCTATAGAAGCAAGAGAAACTGACTTTAAAAGATTAAGTAAATTTATATTTGAAACAGATCAAGGTAAACAATTTATAGCTAAAGAAACAGCATTACAAATTTTAAATCCTTTTAAACCTAAAGTATTTAATTTAGGGGCAGGTTTATTAGGAGGGGGATTTGGTCAAGAGATTTTACAAAGAGGTACTAATTTAATGGCACAAATCCAAGTTGCAGGAGTATCTAATATTAAAAGAGGAGGTTTACTTCCTAATCCTGGAGGGGAATTATTTCCTAACCAAGGAACTTATGTAGGAGGGTTTATTAATAAAGAAACAAATAGAGAATTAAAATTTGGTTTAGGTTCTTTTGCAACAAAATCAGATCCTCTTGATTCTCTTATAGGAGTAAGTATAGACGACATTACTGGATTTTTTGGTGGTGGAAAAGGATATGATCAAAGGGTAGAAACTAAAGTAGATAAACTTAATGAATATGATATTGTTCCTTCTGATTCAAAAGACGAATCTCAATTAGCAGACTTTATACCTTTTAGATTTGAAGTAATAGACCACCAAGATCCACAAACTACAAATGTAATAGCTTTTAGAGCATTTTTAGATTCATTATCTGATACTTATGGAGCAAATTTTAATGAAATTAAATATAATGGTAGACCTGAACAATTTTATACATATAATTCATTTAGTCGTGATATAGACTTAAGTTTTAAAATAGCAGCTCAAACTCGTCATGAAATGAAACCCTTATATAAAAAAATAAATTATTTAGCTGCTCAAACAGCCCCAGGATATGCTGGTTTAAGAATGACTACTCCTTATATGAGGTTAACTGTAGGAGATTGGATATCTAGAGTACCTGGAGTATTAAATAGTGTAAGTTTAACTTGGCAAACAGATTATTCGTGGGAAATAAAATTAGATCCTGACAATCAAGACAGTGAAATGTTAATGTTACCACATGTTTTAGATGTAAGTGTTAAATTTACACCAATACACGATTTTGCACCTAGTAATGGTTTAAATGTTTCACCTTATTTGGGAATTCGTAAATGGTTAACATCTGATCCAGTAGAC